GTTATGTTATCTGTTGTTTCTAAACTAGATACATTTCTCTCTAAATCTTCAATATTTCTTTTGTTTTGAGATATAGTTGTATAGGCATCTTTTATTATACTTTTAAGAGAATTATCTTCACTTTTTGCTGCATCTCTAAACGATACAACATCATTAGAAACCTTTGAAACATTTCTTCTTAGTTGAGATATAATTACTTCTAAGCCTGATGCCATTTTTAATATTCTTTATTTTGTTCTTTTTCTAATTCTTCTAAGTGTCTTTTCAATAAATTTATATATAAATCTCTTTCAAATGGTATTAAATTTTCAATTTCTGTGATACTGTATTTGTGATGCTGAACCATAGAAAATATAACATTGTAATAGTTTTCTAAATTGTTATAGTTCAGCGTAACGAAAAAAAATCACTTAATGACCTTAATTCAATTATTTTTTCATTTCCTAATGAATTTGTATATTTTATATCATATTTAACAGATGGTGTTTTTTCTAAAAAATTTTTAATATTTTCAAAAGTTTTTAAATCTAAGTTTTCTAAAAATTCTTGTAATTCTTCATTTTTATAATCTGATGCTTCATATACAGAATCTTTATAATAAATTTTATCTATACATCTAGTAATAAGATTGAATAGGTATTCATCTTCAAGATTTAAAAATTCTTCATCATCATATAAAGATGCTTTTGGATATTTTAATATCAAACCAGAATCAGCATTTATTTTAATTTTATTGTCTATGTTTTCAGGAAAATGAACTTTAATTTCATTCAAATCAATTTTGAAATCATATTCCTTTTCATCTTCATCATCAACATAACTAAGTTCAATAATATTCTCTACAGAATTCATTCTTATTTTTAAGAAAATATATTCTATATCAAATATAGCTAAATTACTGATGTTAAGTGTAGGGTCTAGAGAACAATTTGTTATTATTTGTTTAATTGCTGATAATATGTCAGATTCTTCACCTGAGTCTTTAGCCATAAGTAATATTTTTTCTTCTTTTACAAGAAAGGGTCTAAAAGGATATTTCTTTTTTAGTGAAGGAACTTCAATATTAAATATTGGTTGAGATATTTTTGGTAGATTCATTATTATAATCCTTTATTATTCATTTCTTTCAAATGATGTTGAAATCATTCTATGTTCTTTATAATTAATTAATATATTTAATTGTGTCAAATTGCCCATTCTCCAATCTAAAGGTATTTCTGCTACAGAAACAGGAAATGATTTTATTAGTTCATAATCCATAACACGATTTCCTTCATTATCATATTGAACTATTATAATAGTAGAGGAAAAATCATCTTTATAACGAGTGATGTAACTTGGTGTTCTATTTGTCTGGCCAGTTTGTGCATCGGTTACACCATTAAAATCAAAAATGAATTTTGACCATTCATACCAAAATTTCCATATTCCTCCATTTTTATCACATAAAATGGTCATAACAGTTTCATTAAATTCGCTTGATATTGGATATTTCTGTAAAGGACCAACACCATATCTTCTAGCATTAATAGTTTTTAAATTTATTCCTGGAATTGTGATTCTTTGTGTTCTGAATCTCATACTGTCAGAAATTGAACTTGTTCTTAATTCTGAAAAAGCACTTATTATAGTACCTTGGTTTAAAAAAGATGGAGGGGTTACAAATACTTCATAATGGCTATTTTTTAAGTAGCCATCTTTTTCTATGTTTCCTTTGAATGAAGAAATATTAAAAGGCATATTTTATCCTTAATATGGTGCTTTAAATCCTGGTCTTACAACCCATTTTTGTAGAGGTAACATAACAATTTTTTCCCAGTCTTCTGGTGCTATAACTCTCATATTTGAATAATGACCAAAAAGATAATGTTTAATACATTGTTCATAACCAGCAATTTTAGCATTTTTAATTATTTGATATGAAATATTTAATTTTTTGTCCATACCCATACCATCACTATCACCATATTTCCCAGAAGCAGCAGATAGAGCATTTAAATTTCCTGTTTGTTTATCTTTTACTTTTATATACCCATTGTGCTGTTTGTAGAGGAACTACATTTTCCCACTCATCAACTGGTATTCTTATGAAACTACTTCTAATGTGTCCTCTAAGGTAATGCTTTACACATAATCTCATTAATGGGTCTTTACTATCAAAATTAACATTTAATCTAAAATTAGGAGGTATGTCTTTTTTATCTATACCTGTTAAATTAAATAGAAACTGTAATCTCATTTTAGGGTCTTCTATATAATGAAGATTTAATCCTAAAAATCCACCTTTTGCTGGTCCCAATGGAATAACAAGAGGGAATCTATCCCACATTGGTAATTTATCTTTATGTTTAGCATCATAGTAAAACATAATTAAATTACCTTGACCTCTGTTTCCAGAAGTTTTTAGTATATTAGTTCCTTTATCATCAGGGTCTGTAGGAAGTCTATTATACCCAGTAAGTTGTCCAATTCTTCTTTGAAACCATTCTGCTGATTTTTGTCTTAGACTTTCTAGTGTTTTTCTGTTTAATAATTTTAATAAGTCATAAAAATTCATTATTTAACTCCTAATTCTTTTTCTGTGAAAATGTAAAATTTCCATTTTCTATCATCACAATATTCTTTAGCTGCTTTCCATTTAGCTTCATTAACACCCCAAGTTTTTACTTCTGTAATATATTTTCTTGTAATATTTTTTTGTATTTTTGGGGGTTTAGTTTGTTTTTCTGGTTTTACTTCAATCAAAATAGTTTCTTTAATACCTTCTTTATTTATCTTAGTTACTATAAAGTCTACAAAATAACGATGTATTTTATTATCTATTGGAGAACGATATGGAATAATTATTTCTTCTGACCCCCAAGATATAACATTTGGGTCTTCATCAAGTCTAATCATCAACTTGCATTCCCACGAACTTCTATAAATAATATTTGTAGGGTCGCCTTTATATTTTTTTGGGTTCTTTGGTTTAAAATAACCTTTATACGTCTTCATTTTGATTATAAATACTAAATAAATATATTTATATATCTAAAAGGAATTGTAATGTCTGCACCTAATTATCCTTTAGCACCTAATGTAAAATCAGAAAAACCATTAAATCTTGGAAATCTTACTTTTCCTAGTGACTTAGAATCATATCCTTTTTATATCACTTTAAGAGCTGAACCTTTTAATACTTCTTCAAAATCATTTTCAGATATAATTACTAGACTTTTTTCTGGAGGTATTCCCATTCTTCCCAGAACACTCACCGACCCGCTTGCTCAAATAGTTATTGATACAATTACTAGAAATACTGAAAGTCTAAGAAAAAATGTTTCTTCAAGCGTAAATGATACTACAGTTAGATTGCCTATACCTCTTGCAGTAAATGATGTCCAAACTTTAACTTGGTCACAAGAAAGCCTAAAAGCTATAGCATCAAGAATTACTTCTGGATTAACAGGAATTGATTTTATAGGACTTGGTGATGTTGCTGGTGCTCCATTGGGTTATACAGTAAATCCGTTTCTTTTTATGATGTTTCATAGTCCAAATTTTAAAACTTATCAAATGACTTGGCAATTAGTCGCCGAAAATGAAGCCGAATCTCAAACAATTGCCAAAATTATAGATTTTATAAAATACGAATCTTCCCCAGAAAGAAATAGCACTACTGGTAGTATTCTTTTAAGTTATCCAAGTATATTTAAAATAAAATTTCATCCTAATGATAAATTTACAATAAAAACAAAACCTATGATTATAGAAGCTTTAGCAGCAGATTATACATCTGGTGGTTATCCTTCATTTCACGAAAACGGAGCACCTAGTGCTATAAGTTTAACTATTAAATTTAAAGAATTAGATGTCTGGTTAAAAGATAACTGGACTGATTATGTATAGGTTAATCAATGGCTACAGATAGATATTTTACAAGTTTCCCTATTATAAGTTATTCTAATAATTCTGTTATTGATATAACAAGAAGAGTTGGTATAACAAATAAAGTTAATAGTAATCCTTATGTTTACTATCCTTATGATTTATCAGTATTTGAAAGGGCAGACCAATTTAGTTTTAGATACTATCAAGACCCATATAAAAGTTGGGTTGTGTATTTAACAAATAAAATTGTAGACCCATATTATGAATGGCATCTACAAGATAATGAATTCTATGAAATGTTAGAAAATAAATATGGTTCAGTTTATAATGCACAAACTAAAATAAAATTTTATAGAAATGATTGGGATAATCCTGAAGAATTATCTGTAAGTGGTTTTAATGCTCTTGCAACAACAACAAAAAAATATTGGCAACCATATTACGATAATAATGTTATTACAAAATATGTAAGAACAAAAAAAGATTGGTTTCATAATACAAATAAAATTTTTAAATATGCTGTAAGTAATACAAGTTTTATTGTAGATGAAGTAGTCAATATTGTTTTTGATGTTGATAATACAGGAACAGGTCAGGTTGTTGAATCGGCTAATAATATTGTTTGTGTTCAACATCTATCAGGAATATATGAAACTTCTGATACTGTATCTATAACAGGTAGTAGTTATATATATGGTAATGAAAGTGGAGTAAATACTATTTTTACATCTGCAACAGTAGCAGCTAATAATATAAATGCTGAAGAAGTAATTTATTATAAAGCTGTTACTTATTTTGAATATGA